AGGAACTATGATAACCAGAGATGTCACTAATATGAGGTTAATAACTGGATTAACCGAATTGGATGATACATATCAGATATATGTAAAGACTGATTATCCTGGAATTACTTTTTCTGAGATCGATGGAGCAATATTAAATAAAGAAAGGTTCATGAAGCAAACTCAACCCAATTGGGTGTTTGGGCCTTCTGTTTATTTCGGTGTTGGTGTTGATCCTTTGAATGCTACGGCTGGACCTCAAATAGGATTAGGAATTTCTGTAACATTCAATTTGAATAAATATCTAAACAACATATTTAAGTAATGGCTAGTAACTCGAAATACGTACAATTATCTAATCAAGTATTATTAGAATACCGATATAGAGATCAAGGGTCAACTGCTAACGAGTTAACTACAACACAGGCTCCTTGGTATCTGATGGATAATGGCCATGATGATACAATCTCTATTTTTAATAACGATAATTCTACGAACGAGACTGGTAATGTTAGAACTCGAATGGGAGTTTTAATAGATTCTACCACATCTAAATACGGTTACCTTAAGCTAGATCAGATAACGGCTTTAAATGATTACGATCCTAAGTTAACAGATACTACGAATTTACCTGTCACTTTCGCAACAACTCATAATGTTGCCTATGATGTTATTCGTTTACATCTAGTTCAAGGATTTAATTATGAGAATAAGGAAGGATTCTTTTTTAGGACTGGATTTGAAAACCAAGCAAACAAAAGTGTATATTATCTAAACCTTGCATATCGCAAAGGCGATTCGTATGCTCAAATCAATCCAGAACCTTTTATTTTAGGTGGTAAGTACTATGCATCGTATGTCGAGATATTAGTTCCTGCATTATACAATTTAATTGAAGAATTTAGAAATGCTAGTTATTCCGGTTCACCGACTGGCGACTTACCATCATCAAAATTATCAGGCGGAAGTGGTCCTAAATATAACTCATTAATAAACATTGATTTCGGTTGGATTGATAGTGATTCTACAATCAATGGACAAACTTATTACAATGTCTATAATACGGTATCTTTAGATTTACCGGTATTGGATCAATTTAATGATGTTTCAGCGGTTGTTCAAAATTCAACACAAGGTGACTATATAGAATTATATGCTGCATATAATGGAAATATCATAGATAATTTTATTACTCAATTGAACAATGCTCCAGATAACGATTATATCATTTTACACGAATTAAATGTTTATGAGCATGTTTGGACGGGTGGTGCTACTGCAACATGGATTAATACTAGCAATTTAGAATTTGTTCAAGATAGTAATTATGAAGATCCAGTTTTATATCGTCCAATTATACAAAATCAAGCTGCACAAGCCTATCGTTTAGATTACACAATTAGATTGTTTAACAGAAATGATAATACTTCAATATGGAAGACTGCTTCTGCGCAATTTAACAATGCAGCTAAGTACGGTAAAAATTTACAGAAGATTTCGTTAGGTGATAATCCAATACAACCTAAAGTCTATAATAAAATTTATGACAAAAAGGTTAATATGTATAACGGATTAAATTCTGATATCGTTAACAGCGAACAATCATATGCGAAATTTGTTACATCATTTGTTGATAATAATCAAGTTTTAATTACTTCTCAGAATGCGTATTTACAAAGAGATCCTAATACTAACAAGGTTACTTTCAAGACTGTAGGTAATAGCAAGACTGAAACTATATTTGCTCAAGGGTTAGGTAAAATTAGCTTGACTGCAGCTGACACATTCCTTAAGTTTGTAATTTATCAAGGAGATCCTCAAAAGGTAGTTAAATTCCTAGACTTAAATGGCGTTGGTACTATTTACCTCAATTTCTTTACTGATTCAGGTGAAGTTAAGAAGTTTAAAGCTTATGATGATCCTTCAATATCAGCCTCAAGCGGTGAAGTATTATTTAAGATTCCGGCCAAAGATTCTAGAGAAATATCTAAATTTAGCGATACAACGTTTTCGATAACATCAGATAATGGTGAAGCGGAGTCTCAATTATATACAGGATCTTTCACACGAATCGAAGGTACTATTAGCTCAATAGCTGATAGAAAAATTAAAAATTTACAAGAACAATTAGATGAATTGAATAAAGCTTACAATTCTTTAAAAGGATTATATGATGGATCTCTAATTGAAATCTCGAGATTAAAAGAAGCAAATAAACAGCAAAACACTTTAATTCAGGATTTACAAGCGGCTCTAAAGAAACAAATCGAGGAGAACAATTTCTTAATTGAAGATGATGAAAGAGATGAACAAGAAAAAGAAGAACTAAGAAGACAAATAGCTGAATTAGAAGCGTTGGCAGCTACTCCTCCAGACCAAGAGCCACCGGCAACCGAAATTGAAGGAGTTGATCCAAGTACACCAGTCTTTATATTCAATCCTGTTAAGACTGCAGCTAATATTAAACAAATACCATCGTCTCCGTATACACCTACTACAAAATCTCCATATCCTAGATATGATATTGATGATAGAGAACGTTTTGAACGTGAACAGCAAGATGATCGATGGAGATACTAAATAATAAACGTCACAAATGTTTCTAAACGCAAGATCGGATTTATTTAAAGTTGAGTTTCCTAGAACCTTTATTCCAAAGGCAATCAAGGATAAGTATTCTCAGTATGTGTTTAGAATGCCAACAATGATTAATGATGTAACAGATTTAGTTAATTACACAATTCAGACGGTTTCTATACCTACTATGAATTATACTCCGGTTGAGCAAGTGAAGCCAGAAACTAAGAATAGATTAGCTCAAAGAGAGGATAGTCCTAATTCGTTAGGAACATCAACAACAGATGCTGGTAGAACTCGTCGTTGGAGGTCATCACAAAACTATCAAGAAATTTTCACAAAAGAATTTACAGTTACATTTCAATTAGTTGATGGGCATGTAAATTATTGGATATTATTAGATACACTTTTATATTACTATGATCCGACTACTAAGGCAAGATTCACTGATAATATACCTATCAGAATATTAGATGCTGAAGGTAACGTGATGTTTACCGCCTTGTTTATCGATTGTTTGTTTACTGGATTAACTGAATACCAATTATCATATTCAGATTTATCACAAGAATTTAAGACCTTTGATGCTACATTCCAGTATAACACCTTGGATTTACAACTGTTACCACAAACTCAGATTAATAAGGATAAGTTTCAAGTTGGAAGCACGGCATCTTTTCGATGATATATAATTAAAATACATGTAAAATGGAAACATTTAAAGAATACTTAGATACCCAAAAACCTGAAAATCTAGCAAAGATTTTAGAAGAAAGTGTTGATTATCAATTGACTGAAGCAGAAGAAGCTATGATTGATGATGCAGTTGCTATTTTCTTGGCTGAAGGTAAAGATATTAATGATCTAGAATTTGAGCTAACAAACGAAGGTTTATTCGGATCTATTATTGGTGGTTTGACTGGAGCTGCTTTAGGAAAGACTGTTGGAAAAACAATCGCTAAAGTTCTCGGTATCCAAAAGGGTGTTTTATACGATCTATTAACTTCAAGACTTGTTGCGGCTGCATTAGGTGCACAAATCGGCAAGAGTCTTTAATATCATAATTTATGAGTTTATTCGCGATAGATTTCTCTATCAATTCAACCGCTATATGCGCATTACATCGAGGCCGGCTACATTGGTTTAGTTTTACTTCAAATTTAGATCTTTCAAAAAAGGCATTTTCAGTTCATAATGATTTAGATGGATTAGGCTTGAATGTTAAAGGATATTCGAGAGAAAAACCTAAAGATTTAGATTATACTCAAGAACAAGCATGGAAAGTTAATAATGCTAACTATCTTTCATACAATATAATAAACGCGATAGCGCCGTACGTAGAAGAAGATTCAGTCTTTGCGTTTGAAGGCTTTAGTTATGGATCTAAAGGAAATGCTTTTATTGATCTGATTACTTACAATACATTTTTGAAGTCGAAAATTTTGCGGATAGCTAAATCAGATATTCTAGTTTATCCTCCAAAGACTATTAAGAAATTCTTTACCGGTAATGGTAATGCTAAGAAAGAAATGATGGTTGAGACTTTCAAAAATTAGGATAACGAACTTCTAACATCAGATCCTTTTCATAAATATATCTTGGATACGAATTACGGAGAAAAGATTCCTAAACCGGTCGACGATTTGGTTGATGCTTTTGCAATTCTTTGCTACTTGAAAGAGGGTGGCAACTCTGATGCTTGATCCTGTCGCTGCAACCAGAACAACCGACTAAAGGACTATAATGGACTATGCTGATCTTACTATATTAGAGTACCAGAAATTACTGATAATTATTATATGATCTCTCGGATAGTCAGTTTCAATATTGCTACTTTTTGTTAAATTTTTTTTACTTGAAACTTTTCATACATAACCGTATATAATTAATAACGGCTCCTCATGGTGAGGAAGTCTAGAAAATAAAGTGTTATACAAAAATTAATTAAGTGTTATGAGTGAATTTGATTTATTCAACTTGTCTCTGGAAGATTTTCAGAACAACCAACCAGACACCGAGCGTGGTCCTGGTATTTACAAAGCAAATCCTACCGAAGGTAAGGATAATGTTTATCGATCTGTAATTAGGTTTTTGCCTAATCCAAAAGATCCTAAAAATTCAATCGTTAAGAAATTCTCTTATTGGTTGGAAGATTCTCAAGGTAATGCGGGTTACTTTGATTGTCCATCTACTGTTGGCGAAAAGTCTATTATCGCTGATACTTATTGGAAACTCGCAAAATCGGATTCTGCATTCGATCAAAAACAAGCAGAAAAAATTCGCAGAAAGGAATATTACTTTTCTGTTGTACAAGTCGTTAAAGATCCACAACGACCAGAACTCGAAGGAACTCTTCAAGTTTTCCGTTATCCAAAAACTCTCAAGAAGTTTATTGATGCTCAAACATCTCCATCCGTTGAAGATATCGAATTGAGTGGTGCAGAACCATGTAATGTATTCGATCTTTTCGAAGGTAAAGACTTCTCTTTGAAAGTTACGCTAAAAGGAGGATATTGGAATTACGACGAGTGTAAATTCTTATCTACTTCTCCAGTTCAAGTAAATGGCGTTGCTATGGAAAATAACGAAGAAGGACGTAAAGCGATTATGGAATATCTTAGTGATTCTCCAGATCTCACCGTTTATTATTACAAAGCTTGGTCTAAAGAGCAAACTGATAAACTTTATACAATCCTTCAAGATATCTCAGGTAATCCTGGTGAGTCTTATCGTAAACTTACACCTGAAGAAAAAGGTGAAACTCCTTCTGAAGCTAAATCAGAAAAACTTCCAGCAATGCAACCTAATGAAGCATTTGAAACTGAAACATCAAACTCGAAATCTAGCGATTCCGATGATGATCTAGAAAATTGGTTGAACAGCGCTGTCTAAATAAACCCAGAGAGCCCCTTTTCGAGCAATCGATTAGGGGCTTTTAGTTTATCAAATTTATGGATAAGACAATTAATCAAGAATTAAAGAACAAGATAATAGGTCGAATATCCAATGTGCTTCAATCAGAATTTCATGGTGAAAAATCAAGATTAAAGCAAGGATATGATCGTCTAAATTTCGCATGTCCTTATTGTGGTGATTCTGTAGACAATGTACGTAAAAAACGAGGTAATGTCTATTGGAAATCTTTAATGTATCATTGCTATAATTGCAACAAACATACTTCAGTATTATATTTGTTAAAAGATTTTGAGCAAGGATTATCTAAACATGAGGATGTATCTACCGTTTTAGATTTTATATCAGAAAATAAAGTTGTAGTAAATTCACAAGACTATCTTCAAATAGGAGTCTTTGATATACTCAACAAATATGCCATACCAAAGGAAAAACTATTTAAAGCCAAGGATTTAAAGCCATTACAGCCAGGAACTGTTGGATTTAAGTTTATCAAATCAAGGTTTTTATTACAAAGACTAAATCATTTCGCTTGGTCAGATAAAGATAATCAATTATACATCTTTAATTTAACTAAGGATGATAAGATTATTGGTTATCAGATACGAAATTTCTCGCCAGGAAGAACTAAATATGTAAGTTATACCTTAGAGAAAATATATCAAGAAGCTTTTGATAAAGAATTAGAAATTCCAGGCATTGAAAAAATTAATACTCTTTCATTGTATTACAACATAATGTCCGTTGATTTATCTAGAGATTTTACAATATTTGAAGGACCTACTGATGCATTATTATACCCTAGAAATTCAATAGCTTTAAGTGGTATCAACAAAAACTCAGAAATGTTCGATGATATTACAACCGCTAGATATTTCTTTGATAATGATGCTATTGGCAGAAAAACAATGGAACAAAAACTTAAGCGTAAGAAAAAGGTCTTTATGTGGAAAAAGTTTTTGAAAGAAAATAAGATTGATAAGTCAATAAAAGATTTTAATGATTTAATACGCCATTGCTATTTTGATAAAAATCCGGCCTATAAAAATTTGGATAAATACTTTACTACAAGTCCTTATGATATCATCAACATTTA